GAATGGTCATTGCACCATTTGAAATGTCTTGTAACGCGCCAGACTCAGAAGTAAAAGCCGCAGTTACGTTATCGCCTACAGCCGCTCTAGTGCTGTCTGCATTCATTGTTACCGCTGGAATGAAGCCTACAGCTTCACGCCCTACAGTGTCAGCCGCTACGAAAATATCGTTAGCTAAACTGGTTAAAGTTAAATCAGCCATTTTTAGACCCCAAAAAAATAATTAAATAATTTTGCCGCCTGATTTGATGTATTCCATTCGCTTGTATGAATCCATAGCATCAAAATCTGCACGACTTACCGTCTTGGAATCACCAGCCCCGCCACTGTTTCCGCCTGTTGCACCTCCCCCAGAGGATTCTAACCCATCAACTAGAAACGGGTATTCCGTCTTAATTGATTGCGTTAATTCTTCTACACTGCTAACGGTTAGATTTCCATTAGCATCTTGTACTCTAAGCTCGCCATCTACTAGCGCCAACCTAGATGTAATCTGCTCAGATAATAACTTAGCCCTAGCTGTGTCTTTTGTTAGCCCTGTAGCCAACTCTAGCGCCTTGCCGTTTATCTGTTGTCTTTCAATCTGGCTTTGCAAATTCTGCAACGCCTCTGAAGCCTTTTGGCGCTCTGCCTCTGAGCTATTGTATAACTGCTCATAGTCGTTGGCCTTTTTCAACTTCGCTTCATGTTCAGCCTTAGCTAACTGCTCGGCCTCTAGTGCCTTTTGCTGTGCTGTTTTCTTTTCTGTTAAAAGCTCATCTATCTTGCGTTTCAAACCGCTTACATCTTCTTGCGGCACACCATCTACGTTCAAAGTGTAGCCATCTTCGCCCTGCGAGTATAAGCCTTGCTGTGATTCGTCTAAAGTGGAAAATTCTTCCGCGCTTACTGTATACTTTATGCTCATTTATAACCCCTAGTTATAACAAATGCCATCTACCCAGTAGATTTTTACTATATAGCACTATATCTCAGCTTTTGCAAATGCTATAGGGTTTAATTCGCGTAATCTGTCTAAACTGTAGACAGCGCCTTGATTATCGGTAAATTTATCTATTTTTAAACCGCCCTTTCTGAACAGCTTAGCCCTTGCATCACCATCAGGAAACTTAGAAAAATACTCATCTTGAAAGCCAGCAGGTTGCTTTTTTAACCAGCCGCCAAATGTGGTCTTTGCAGATGTAGTCCCCGCCCCCTCTGCGCCTACCTGCGGACGCTCGCCTGTGACCTTAGCGCCTAAGTCATATTGAGGGTCTACAACCATATTAAGAGTAGAGCGACAGTTGAAGTGAGCAGGTGGTTGAGGATAATCGCTGTTAATAGGGTAAATCTCACCATCTCGACCAGCGCAAGTTAAGGTAGTGCGGTCATCTAGTGTAGCAAGCCACTGTACGCCCTCTAAAACGTCACTGTTAGCCGCTATAGTCTCACTTCTTGCTATTGATGCTGTATGGTTTGTCATTGTCCTAGCAAGCGTATCAGCCTGTCTAGCGGTCACTCTGCCTAAGTCTTTTATCTTTGAGCTTATCTGTGCGTTAGTCTCGCCAAGTAAATAGCCATCAGTAACGGCCAGCTTTATAGCCTTTGACTGCTTAGCCCCAAACTGCATTACCGCTTGCTCTATGTTGAGTAATTGCCCCTGCTTAGGGCTAAAGGTTTTAACTTTGAGTGCTGTTTCTATTTGATTTGTTGCGGGTAGTGCCGCGCTGTACTCTGCGACTGTAGCTGAGCCTACCATGCTGGCAGTAAACTCGGCCTCTGAAAGTGCAAACTTATTAAGCTCGACTATCATTGCTGTTTTGCTTTTGTCGTAGCCACCGCTTATAAGTTGATCTATATCAAGGTTGATTTGCCGTAGCCTTGCTCCACTGACCTGCGTTAATTCTTGCTCTGAGAGCTTAGCCAATACCTTAGACTGCACCCGCTTGAGGCCAGCCACATATTTTTTAGCGACACCAGCACCATACCGTTGTATAAACAGTTGATGCCTAGTCGCTACGTCTGTGGTGTATTGGTTACTCGACAAATTCGCCTTCTCTTAGATAATCGTCAGTTATTGACCAGCGTATATCTGCATCAGTTGTATAGGGGCAGTCATTCGCCTCAATCTTTTCTTCAATAATCTGGTTAAGCTCGTCAATCTGGTTTTGCGTTAATTCGTGATATTCCATTTTCTTGCCCTCGTTTTAGGGGCTTTCGCCCCTGTTGAATTATGCTGATTTTTTTGCACTTTCAATTAATTTTTCTATTTCTCTAACATAATATAAAGCATTAAATCGGCTTATACGGCTTTGCTTTGCTTGCTTTAAAAGCTCGTTTCTATAAATCTCAACAAGTAATTGATCTGTAAAATCAAAATCTAAACCATATGTTTTAGTGAATGCTCCTTTGTCGTTGTAAGCATGAAACCAAACAAATTCGATATTACTGTTGCATTCGTTTTCGTTTGTTGCTTCTTCCGTTACAAACCCAAATCTACCGTAATTGCTCATTGTCTTGCCCTCTTTGTTAGTTGATGGTGTAACTATAGGGGCTATTACGCGTAACGTCAAGCAATTATTTAAAATAAATCTAATTATTTTATAAATCTACAATATTACCATTTTCCTCATCAATCTCATCATTGGTGCGCTCAGCCTTAACTATGCCCTGCGCTCGGCTCATATCCTGTAAATCTGACTTGGCAATAATACCCCTGTCATTAAGCTGGATAGCGGCCATCAATAACTGAGGATTAGCGTCATCATCAAAAAACTTCTTATTCAGAGTAAATACGGCCTCTGTCGCATCTACGCCCATAAACTCACCGCACCAATCAATGCAAGTTGCGATAGCCTCTGATACGTTATCTGCAATTGTAGATAGAATAGAGCTTTCGCCTGTAGCGTCTATGCGGCTCTGTGTGGCCGTCTTGGCGCTAGAATCCTCGACCATGCGAGCGCCTAGCTTCCGCATTTGATCCTCTTTGCGCTCCATTAAGCGGTCTGCTAGCTGATTCTCTGAGGCTTGTACTGAGCTGAAGCCGCCAGACTCACCTAAAAAATGCCCCGCCATACTGCCGACAGTAATACCATTGGGATTAGCCTCTGCAAACTGCTGTAGGCTCATAGAGCTAGAAACGCCTAGCGTCAACTGACCATGTATAAAGCAGTTTTCTTCAAGGTCTGCGCTATTCCGATAGTGAGCGATGTTAATATTAGCAATATCAGCAAGAGGTGGAACATCAACAGAAGTGTCGTTATTTTCACTGCCCACAATAAAGAGCGGAATGTAGTCAAAGGTAGACCCATCAGCTTTTTTAGGTGCGAATTCTTCAGAATAGGGCGCATCATCTCGGTAAACCTGTTGCGTGTATATGCCATCTCGTAACCTCAATACTCGATATTGCTTTTCCATTTCATAAGAAAACTCATCATCGTCATCATCGTATAGCTCACAAAGAACCGCCATTGTCAGCACCTTGCGGCCACCTATAACGCCAACATTCCAGTTTATAAAATTCTCTGCTGTGTATCGGTTAATATTGGCTTGCGGCTGGATTTGTTGCTGTTGCTCAAGCGTCAGACCATCGCCAACGCTAGGAAAATCAACCAGCAAGGCATGACGACCCTTGCCGATAACTTCACCGCAGACATCTTTAGCTAGGCTTGCCAGCGACTCACCAGCCCCATCAGCGTTATCTAATAGATAATCTAGGCCATCAGGCACATCAACCTCTGGCGCTTTTCTAAAGATTGCACCGTTTAAGCCCTCTTTGGTGCGGCCTGTAAAGTTGACAAATACAGCCCTATTAAGATAGCTAACGTATCTAGACTCATTAATACTAACGCCCTCCATCGGTCTGAGGTATGTAGCAGTGGCTTTTTTAATTGCCCGTTGCCCCTCACAGCAATCAGTGACTTTTTTCCACTCATCGACATAGGTGTTATATTCTGGATTTTGTTGGTCTACACTCATAGCATCACATCACAAATTTAAACGGCACAGCCGATATAGGTTTATTAATTGGCAACTCATACGCAATAGGATAGGTTGCCGCGTCTATTAAATGATCAAGCCCGCTAGTTTTGTCAGGGTTTCCGTTAGCATCATAGCTTAACTGCTCGAAATTACCAGCTAGCTCTTGACATCTTTGGCAGTTTATCATAAGTGTACCAGATTCAAAGGCTGAGTTTGTAGACATTACCCTATCTTTTATGAATGGGTTTTTCTTGTTGACCCGTATCGTATACCCAGCAGATTCAAGCAAACTAATATCGCTTATTGATGCGTCAACCGTCTTGCGACTGCCACCACTGGCATCAGGGTAGATAGCAACATTATGATGCAGGTAACGCTCTTTAAGTGCTGTAATCATTGAGGGCGTATCATAAATGCCGCATAGCTCCTCAACTGCGTGATAAACCTCGCCCCTCAAAACGTAGATAACTGCGCTCATATTGGTCACGTTAAAATCCATGCCGACTAATAATTGATCATACTCTTGTATAGTTTCTGTGCTGTTGTTTCTGACCCTATCAAAGCCTGTGTATACTGTGCCTTGCGTCAGGTTGACAAACTCGCCCTGCGTGTAAGCCTGTAGAAGCTGGCTAGGGTAGATTGCTTTAAGGTTATCTAAATAGTCTGTTGGAAGATATGGATTAGATGAAGTTGGTGCTTGAATAATTACAAAGTCAGGCTTTGGGTCTTTCTTCCAAGTCTGATAAACAAATTTAAAGCCCTCTGGCGTTGTTGTCACCCCTATGGTATTTGGGCTTCCGTCAGGCTTAATCTGCCTGTTACGCGCCATAATGGCCCTAAATGCCGCCCCCGCATCGATAGCTTTGAGTGTATCTAGCTCGTCAATGTCTGCGTCTGCGTGT